GACCTGATGCATAAGCAACATAGCCATAACATACCAACTTGACTGTAAGTGACCCGGACCCGACATCGTCGAATCTTAGTCTGAACGGACTACCTGTCTCTTCAAAGAGAATATGGTCGTCAGCTTTAACAACATAAATCTGGTCTTGGTTATTTCCACCACCGTCAGCAGTTGTAATATTAGCGTCAGCAATTACTGGTAAGCCAGCAATTTGACCAACAACTTGACCATAACCAGCAGCCTCGCCGATACCAAAAGCATCGCTTGGATTATTACCAGCAGGTAAAACCAATGGTCTTGAGTTTCCGTCTACACCAGCAGAAAAGAAACCCCACCTACGTGGATGCATGATTATTGCACTAGCAGCAGCAAACCTGTTGCTATTAATTTTTTGAATCGCATCAATTAATTTTGGATAAAGCTCTCCAACAGTTGGGGATGCATCGGTGTAAGTTACGGTGTTTATACCTGTAACGTTTCTGATGCCTTCAGGTGCTCCACCTGTACCATCACCATTAATTAATTGATTATCAAGTTCTGTGTAATATGCAGAAATCAAGTCAGAGAAAACAATGCCCTCCAAGTCGGTGCCTCTTTCAATTGCTTGACGAGATACATCCTGCTGACCACCAATGGTGTTGACATTCACGGTATAGAGAGTGTCATCAATGTTGGTCTCTTGCAAAGCAGAGTTTTGAGTTGCTTGAAAAGCTGACTCAGAACCTGTCGTAATTCTTGATAGCTCGACCTTCAAACCTTTATCTGGTAAAGGTGCCTTAGGTAGAGCATTATAAAACGGGGATCCCGCTCTAGCCTTAATCGCAACAAGGTCAGTCAAATATTGAGGAACGACTAAACCGGCAAATGCACCAGTTCCAACGTCTCTCTTCTCTTCGTTTCCTTTTTGATGTCGATTAATTCTGTCTTGAGCTTGAAAATCACCATTTCTAGCGTGAAAAGCATCTGAAAGAAAAGAGTGCTCGCCGTCACGGTAGTAAACACCAGGCTCAGCGATTGCCTCAACTACAGGCTCGAGTTTTTCCTCATCGACCCCTAGCTTTTGACGGCTCTCTTCTATTTCTTTTTCAGCTTTTCTAATTTCCTCGGCCTCAGATATTCTGTCGCCAAGTTCATTAATTTCGCTTTTAAGGCTTTCGTATTTTGAAGTTTCCTCATCGTTGAAGTCACGCTCCTCTTTTTCAGCGAGCTCAGTCATAGACTTGACATCAGCAATAAGGCCTTCTCTTTTTTCTAACATTTCTTTTATTTTCAATTTAACTCCAATATATAAATAAAATATTTAGCCTAATTAATACTTTTGAGTGTTCAACAAAGTGTAAAACGGCTTTATGAACGGCTCGTCATCTCCCAAATTTCTAAATCACGAACCGCAGCCCTTATATTTGATTTTTGATTTTTAGGATCAGGCAACAAATCAGATAACTGACTTATAGCCTCTTTTATTTTTGTGACTTGAGCCTCATCAAACAAACCATCTCTGGCCTCAGCCAAAACGGTTTGCAGTTCCCCCAGGTCAACGCCACGAACAGTAGCGAGAGTCGCTGGGTTAGCCGGCCAAGTAACAACTGATACATCCAATAGACGCAATTCTTTTAAAGTTCGGGTTTCGCCATTTTCAGTAAACTCGTCTTTTATCGCATGAAAACCAAATGACATCTCGGACAAGTCGCCTCTTTTGAGTGCAGACGATATCTCGGCAACCCTAGGATTGGACTCATCTAGCTTGGCTTTTACAAACAAGCCATGCTCATCCTCTCGAAGTTCTAAGGTTCCTGACTTGGTACGAGCAAGCGGAATACCATCATGGTTAATTAAAAATTTTACGTCATCGTTTTCATTAAGAGTTTTTGAAAAAGCTCCCTGGTTTACAATTTCATTATAAACACCACGAGAGTCAGCAACTGAGTATGGCGAATTGAATACAGATGCATAACCTGTAAAAATTAAATCATCAGAATCGATGTCAGCCTCAGCTCGGAGTTCAAAAAATCTAGTTTCTTTATTATCACTCATGCGTTTAATAATACCAACAGCTTGACTCATAGGCTGTGGCCTAGACATTGAACGATCATCTTCATGCCTTGCAACTTGACGCTCGGCCCATTTCATAGCATCCATACGAGTCGCAGCAGCTAATGAACCACCCCACAAAAGCCAGGCCACCAAGCCCGGACTCATTCGGTCGCTTTCGCCGGATAAAAACTCTTTCGCAGCGTCGCCTTGAAAATCAGAAACATGACGTTTAAACCAAGCCTGCATGCGGAGTGCCTTATCATGAGAAATAACACCGTCACGCATTTGACGAGCCTCTCTTTTTGTTTTTTCAGTAAGGCCTTGACCTGCAAATTGTAAATTTTCAAGACCACGAGATGCATTATTTTTAATAAAGGCAGGTACACTAATCTCATGCCTGAGTTGTTTATTTTTCTTTTCTTTTGGTGCATACTTTGGATGCTTTTCAGGAAGTAAATCATTGTCACCGATATATTTTGGATTTTTTGGCCGATCGTTGACCAACAAATAACCAAAAGCCTTCAAGCGAGCAAGACCCCAGGCATTCCTGGATACACCAGGACGATGAGAACTAGAATAAGCACCAAAGCCACGACGAACGACAGCCTTAGCGGTCGGAGTTCTTAAACGCCTCCAGGTTGCAAGGCCTTTATCTTTTACCATTTCATTGTGAGTTTCAACGATTGTCGCTATTGACTTTTCAGTAGCCTCAGAAAATTTAATTTTATTTGACTTGCCTGACGCAGAACCCGGCTCATTTTTTTTGGACCCTTGAATTTGGTCCTTTTTCGGTGCAGGCTCTGACTCTTGCCTTTCAACCAAAGTGTAATCCTCATCACTAGCGTGTTTTTTACCGGTTAAGTTTTCGTAGTCCTCCATTTTCTCACAAGGCATATAAAAAACCTCACCGTCAACTTCATGAGTATGAGAACCAACGCAACCAATCTCTTCAGCTTTAGCCTCAGCCTCGGCCTTTGTACCGTACAAGTCCTGCTCAGGATATGGCACTAGCCCTCGCTTTTTTCCTCAGAATCAGTCAAAACAGGCTCGACTTCATCCTGGCCAAGCGGTGGTATATCAGGACCTACAGGTGCTCCTTGCAGCCCAAGGTAGAAATTATCGCCACCTTCGTAAGGTTCATAATCAAGTTGCTGCCTTATTTCATTAGGCGTAAAGATGCCGGAAGTAATAGCAGTTTGAGCAGCACGAATAGTATTAGCACGGTCACCACGTTGATATTCACTAACATCAAAGCGAGCATAAGACGCACCAGGCAAAAGAGTACTAAACCCCTCCTCAATACGAGCAAGCCAAGGCAACAAAGTATGGCGAACAAATTGGATACCTGAACTCTCAACATTTGAATAAAGACCAGACGAACCATCAGCATGAATTAAATAACTTGGGATACGATAAACCCTGGCTATTTCTTTTACAATTTGATCCCTTGCTTTTACGAGCTCATCACCAGCAGAATCAGAAATCGCCTTCCATTTCAAACCACCCGTAAGAACGGCTGGCTTTCTTTGACGATTGTGAGAATTACTCCAGGTAGACTGCAAAACTTCAGCCTGCTCCTTGGTCATTGCTTGGTCAGTTTCCAAGATTGATGACGGAGTGGCACCCTGGCCATAGAACTGTCCGATGTGACGTTCCATCGCAAGAGCAACACCGATGGTGTTTTTTTGAGTTTTTAAAGGACTTACACCAGCATAAGAACCAGGATAAGTAAACCAGGTAAAGTGCAATATATTATTTTTTGAGTAAACACGATCGTTAAATTTATACATTTTTTGATTGCCTGACATTTTTAATCTGACATTTTCAGGATGCAAACAAGACAAAGCAATAGGACGCTCAGCTGTGTCACGGTCAACAAGAACGTAAGCATTACCGTGCAACGCCATGGACGCAACAAGTTGATGAATAAACTCAAACCTTGACTGGTTCAAATTAGGACTTCTTAAAAATCGTGGAGTCTTTAAATTTATATTACGGTCGTCAAATTCACGATAAACTTTTATTGGAAGTGCGGCGATTGAATCTGCCAAGATTGAAACGCAAGCTAAAACAGTTGAAACTCCAAGTGCAGTAACCTCGTTGACACTTTCGCCTGAGTACCCCGGGATGCCATCCCTTTGAGCTAACAAATCGGCAAGGTTGCCTAAAGCAGCGTCTCGTTTTTCAGTTTTTCTAGCAAAAATACTCATCGATTATAAAAATAGCTCCCTAGCAATAAACCAGCTCCAAATACTATGTAGGCCGCAGCCTCACTATAAGCCCAAACACCGGCAACAATAAAACACAAGCCGGCAAACTCAATAGCTAAGAACATGGACCTTATCACCACTCTACTATACCAATGTTTGATGGTTCCGGTGGCCTAGATGGAAACGTTAAACGGTCCAGGCACATGACCATCGCAATTGCTCCGTCAATTTTACGCTTACTTTTACCTTTTGATAAACGAAACCCACGGTCAGTAGGACGAGAAACAGCAGACAAGACCTGGTCATTAAAAGTGCTTTGATTTTTATGGCGTAATTTTTTAGAAGTTATTATTTCATAAGCCTGACCGCATGCAGGCACCATCCTGCCGTGAGATTGCGGAAACTCAACCATCGGCACGTTTTGGTCATAAAGAGCTTGAGCGGATCGCTCAAAGAACGCAGGGTCATAAGCAACCTCAACCAAATTAAACTCACGGTTCAAATTAACTAAAAACGTTTCAATTTCAGCATAATCAAACATGACTCCCTCATTACGCCAAATTTTTGAATCAACATAAATTAAACCATCCTCATCAGCTTGACCCCAAACAACTGCAACAGAATCATGTTTAATCGCCATGTCAACACCAACATAAGTGGGAAGTGCCGGGTCAAGTTTTATATTTGAATCAGCAAGCTCAGACCAAAGACCATCAGGCAGCCAAGACTCATCCTGGGTCCGGGTCCACATATTGAGATGGTAGCGTTGAAACTCGGGGAGTGGCAATGCGGCACGACGACGCCGTAAG